TGATCCGCAGGCATATAAAGATTATAATTCATTTATGGTGAATAGAGGATTATCCCAGCATTCAGATACTATTTTATATGCTAATGAGATGAATAAATTTTATAATTTAGATAATGATATGCAATTTAAATATTTAATAAATACAATAGCTAAGAAGAAACGATTTGGTAAATGGGCAAAGAAAGATAAAGACTCTAAATCATTTTTATTAGTTAAAGAATATTTTAAATATTCTGATGAGAAGGCAAGACAAGTATTGGATATCCTAACCAATGATCAACTTGCTATTATTGAAAAGAAATTGTATAAAGGCGGGTATTAAAATGGATATTTTTTATGACTGGGACTATAACAGTATGCTTGAGGTGACGTTACCTGACCCTGATGCATTTTTGAAAGTATGTGAAACTTTAACTAGGATTGGTATTGCTTCTAAAAAAGACAATACGCTATATCAATCTTGCCATATATTGCATAAGCAAGGCAAATATTTTATCGTCCATTTCAAAGAGTTGTTTGCATTGGATGGTAAAGAATCCAATATCACTAATAATGATATTGAGAGAAGAAATGCTATAGCTAGTTTGCTGGGTGACTGGGGATTATTAACTATAGTAACTGCTGCGCAAGCAGAAAATAAAGCGTCATTATCCCAGATTAAGATTGTCTCTTATAAAGACAAAAAGAACTGGACTTTAACATCAAAATATACTATTGGAAACAAGAGAAAATAAATATGAACGAAGAACAAAAATTGAAAATTGAAGAAAGTTTTATTGATTTAAAACTAAATGTACGTGGTGTTAATACAATTTTAGCATCATTAGCAAAACAATCTTATGAAGTTGTTGCAGAATTGATCAATGAAATTAGATCTCAAGGAACTTCTCAAGTTGGAGAAATTGAAAAAGCCATATTGGCTGAAATTCCTGAAGTTAGCAACGAAGAATAAAAGAAAACTCCTTCTCCCGAGGTAGGTAGTCTTTATCACTATAGACTTTAAATAATAGTGCGTGAAGGACCAGGATGTCCGCCGATCGATACCCACGTAAGAGGTATTCCAGATTCGTAACTGGAACCCCACCATTCTATGCCGTAAGGATAGAAATATTAATTAATCTCGCAGAAATGGAGACGCAACATGAATACAACCGCACATATGGCTTTTGGCTCACATCTAAATCAATTCGTAGGTCTTGAGAGACTATTGAAAGATATGGAAATGTCAACAAGCGATTATCAATTATCAACTAAGTATCCTCCCCATAATATCATTAAATACAATGACAATGAATATGTTGTTGAATTAGCAGTAGCTGGTTTTTCTAGGGAAGAATTGGAAATTACTGTTGAGGACTGCGTTCTTATTATGACTGGTACTAAAGGCGAATTTGATAATGAAATTGAATATCTTCATAAAGGTATTAGTGCAAAATCATTTAGGAAAACAATAAAACTAGCCGAAACTGTAATTGTAAAAGATGCAGAATTCATTGATGGTATTTTATCTGTTTACCTTGAAAATATTATTCCCGAACATAGGAAGCCCAAAAAGATTCTTATTGGTGACGGAAAGCAAGATGTTGAGATGTTTTTGACTGAATAAATTATAACAACGCCTCCCACGCCTCTCTACGCCCATAATAGAAGCATCTTAGGATGACAAGGGACGTGAAGCGCACCATGGGAGGTTTTTTTAATATAGCGAGAAATATAATGAGTGATATAAGAGTTTTTAAATCCCAAATCGGGGAAGATATGATTGGTGAAGTAGTTGATGTTACTAATATATGGTATGATATCAAAAATCCCGCAAATATTGTCCTTCAAGAAACAGAATCAGGTGTAAGAGTTGCTATCGCCCCTGTAATGCCGTTTGCAAAAGGCAATATCAAAGTATATTTTCATTCAATAGCTATTGAAGCAGATCCTGCAGAAGCACTTGTAACTGAATATAAACGAGTATTTAGTCCAATTGTAGTTCCAACTTCAAAAATAATTTTAAAGTAATTAACAATGAATACTAATAATTTAAGCAATCAAAAGTTACTTGAAGATTCTGTTAAATTTGTAAACATAAGACTTCAAGGTTGGGTCGCAAGCAAAGTATATGCTGAAGGTAAAATTATATACTCAAGACTTAATAAAGATTCTGTTGCTATTATAGGTGTTACAGTATTGGAAAAAATTGAATTTGATGTTTATGAGAAACACTTAGAATTTAGTGTGATGAATGATAAATTAATTCCAATGATACCTTTAAGAGCATTATGCGACGTAATAGGGTAAAAATATCTCTCACAGATTTTAATGAAATAGTTCGGGATTCTGAAAAACCGATTTATATTCAATGTGGATTTAATAGATTTGCTATAGGTATAATTAGTGAAGAAGAAGATTGTATATTATTAGTAATAGAAGAAGACGCAAATAACCCGTGTAAAGGAGAAAATAAATGATAAAATTAGATCAACTGAAGAAGATTTGCCCGAACAATAAACAACCTGAAGCATTACTTGAGGTTCTTAATAAAGTTCTACCGTTATATGAAATTAATACCAGAAAACGAGTTGCTGCTTTCTTGGCACAATGTGGACACGAATCTGCTCAGTTTACTGCCTTGAAAGAAAACTTGAATTATTCTGCCGATGGTCTTTGTAAAGTTTGGCCAAAAAGATTTATCTCTGTTGCAATGGCTGCTCCTTATAATCGTAATCCAGAAAAGATTGCTAATAAGGTTTATGCCGATAGAATGGGTAATGGTTCAGAAGCATCAGGTGAAGGATTCAAATTCCGAGGTCGTGGATGTATTCAATTAACTGGAAAGGATAATTATTCGAAATTTGCTAAGTCTATTGGTAAAACATTAGATGAAACTGTTGCATATTGTGAAACATTAGAGGGTGCTATTTGTTCAGGTGCGTTCTTCTGGCAAACTAATAAACTAAATCAATATTGTGATTCTAGTGAGTTTACTACATTAACCAAAAGAATTAATGGTGGTACTATTGGTTTGAAAGACAGACAACATCATTATGATATCGCATTGAGTGCTATTGATGAAGATGTATTTTCTAAACCAGTTCCTGTTGCTATTGTAGCACCTGCTGTAGCTGCTGCTATCATTGCTCCTATTGTATTAGTAGAAGTTGCAATTCCTGATGAACAAGCAGTAGAGAAAGACGATGACTTTCTGGATTCTGTTTCTAAATTCTTCACGGATTTGTTTTAGGATATAATATGAATAAATTTTTATTATTACTATTGTTATCTAGTAATGTATTTGCCAATGGCATTGATGATAAATGCCCTAAAATAGTTATTTGGGGCGCTCCTCAGATAACTAAAGAAGGCAATAATCAATACATATGTAAATCTGATTATGCTATAAATTATGATTATAAGACTAAAGTAGCTTATTTTGTAGTTGAACATATTACTAAAGATGAAATTGCAGTTAAATCTGCTTCTAGAAAAGATGATTTTCGGGAAGATATGGAAGTTCCTGTTGAATATCGAGTAACTTTAAAAGATTATACAGGTTCCGGTTTGGATAGAGGACATATGGCTCCGGCAGCAGACTTTGTATCTAACTCTAAGTTAATGTCCGAATCTTTTTTCTTATCTAATATGATGCCTCAAGCACCAGGAAATAATCGAGGTATTTGGAAGTCAACAGAAGAACGTGTTAGAGCTTGGGCAACTAAATCAGATGTATATGCAATAACAGGTACTCACTTTGATAAAGGTTATAAAACAATGGGTAATAAGGTAGGTATTCCTACTCATGTTTATAAGATTGTTATTCAACCAGCAAATAAACGTATGATTGCTTTTTGGTATCCAAATGAAAAATTAGATCCAAAGCAAATTGCAAAATATGTGGTATCAGTTAAGGACATAGAGGCTAAAACTGGTATTGATTTTTCACCTAGAATTCCTAAAGATTTAAAACCTTTGGAAACTATTGTCGCAAATTACGAAGATTGGAATAAATGAAAAGATTAATATTGATTGTTTTATTTGCAACCTTATCTGGTTGTGCAATGCTTGATGCTTATAATATGGCTGGATTTGATGCTAATGAATATCAACTAGCAACAAAAGTTAGGTCTAAGGCAGAAATATCTAAAACAGATTGTCCTGATGTAGCATTAACTAGACGCAATGTTAGTAGTATCTTAAGTGTTGCAACTGAGTTCAAGAATTATACTGCTAGTATTCCCCATAATGAAGAAGCAACTGATATGTCTAAGAATCTTTTACTTGAAGTTCAAGGATTATCAGACAGATATAAAACTACTACACCATCCGTACCATATTGTTTTACTAAGATGAATATCATTGAACGATCTGCTAAAACTATTCAAACTGTATTAGGAACTAAGCCACGATGAAAATTAATGAAGTCTTAAACCAGTTAAATGGTTATGATGCTAAAGAGAATGAAGAACTGGAAACTATTGCTGCAACGGTACTTGACTTAACTAAGATGTATGAAGAAAAAAGTATATCTGATTCTGAATACAAAGA